GAAACGCCCGGCACGTAATTGCTGGATTGGATAGAGCCGGACATTTGCTGTGCCTCATAACGAAAAAGGCCCGCCGGATTGGCAAGCCTCACATAGATCAGCTCCAGCAGCACTCCCAGCTCGGAGCAATGGGTGTGGTGGAGCCGAAAACTAAAAAGCCCCGGCAAATGCCGAGGCTCAAGGAAGTGTAGAAAGCAAAAAGCCCATCTCGGAGACGGGCTTTGCACGCGGAAAAACCGCAAAGTAACTGAAATCTATATGCAGGGACCGGGGCTGTCAAGCAGCCTGACGGCGAATATCTAAAGCTCCATCAATCCACGCAATACCCGCCTTCCAGAGCCCGCGCGTCTTCTCTTCGCCGAAGCCCATCTTCTTGCCGACCTCCATCAGAGAACTGTCGCGGGTGGTGTAGTACTTCATGAGTACCTGACCGCATTCGGGGTATCGCTTCAGCAGCCGGCCCATCAACCCGTCGATCATCAGCGCGTCGTCGTCAGTGATCATCGGCGACAGTATGGTGTTCTCGCGTGACGCGCAGCACGACACACCAGAGCCCAACACAACCCAGCGGCCCCAATGCTCCAGCAGATCCTCGGCGGTGCGTTCTTTAAAGCTCGGTGTGAAGGCCATGGCTCAATCCCCTGTGTAGTTGGTGCCGCCGGCGCCGCGGCGGTTGTTCTGGCTGTACTGGGCGGACTCACCTTGATGACTAGACCCGCGCTCCAAAGACTTAACCACGGCCCGCACGCTCCGCAGTTTCAGCCCCAACTGGATCACCAGGTCCTGCATCAGAAGAGGCTCACGCGTTTCGGCATGGACGAAGCCAGAAGAGTGGCAGCCGATGCATTCGAGCTGATGGAACACGCCGCGTATCAAGCCGGCTCCATGGCATGAGGGGCACTCGGTCATCGGTATCAGGCAACGCACAAAGGCGGGGCCACTGCTCTTTTTCATCATTTTTAAACCTCGCCTTTTATGGTTTCTGGATTTGGCTAGAGGCCGCGCCATTCAAGGCCTCGGCGCCATTGTGCGAATTTCCGTTTCTAGTCATGGTCGAGCGGTGAATCAGGTTGAAACCCTTCCCGTCTAACCAGTCATGCCACTTCACCAATGCCTCGCGCTTGAGCAGTTCGGCCGAGGTGTGGATGTAGGTCTGCACGTTGCGGGTCATCGTGTGGTTCACCAGCATCTCGCCAATGAGGAAGTCGACGCCCAGGTCTGTCCACCCGGTTCGGGCCACCTTGCGCAGGTCGTGGCTCGTCCACTCACCCTTGCCCAGCCTGGTGAACACTGCGCAGGCCTGGCTGTCACTGATCGGCCCACGGCCCCGCGCCGGGAACACGTAGGTGCCCTTGTAGCCTTTAGCTGACTGCCAGTCCCGGTACCGCTCCAGCAGCGCGCACACCTGGTGGGTCAGCGGCAAGTGATGCTCGCAGCGGGTCTTGGTGTTCTCGGTGGGAATGAACCACTCGCCCTGCTCACCCAGGGTGAAGTGGGACCACTGCGCTTGCCTGGTCTCGCCGGCGCGGGTGCCGTGGCACAGCATCATCAGGGCCAGCATGCAGTCCTGTGGGTGCTGGTCGAAGCCGGCGGCAAGTTCGCCGATCACTTCCTCGAGCTGTACGGAGCGCAGACGAGACGGCTTCGGCTGGATGCGGGCCTTGGTGAAGTCGGTGAACTTGAACCCGGCGATGGGGTTGGCGGTGATCAGGCGTAGCTTCTCGGCCTGGCGGAACGCGACCACCAGCACTCCCCACATCAGTCGGACGTAGGACAGGGACATTTCAGCCTGCATCGGCCACATCACCAGTTTGTCGAGGGTGGAACGGTCGACGTCTTCCACGGCGATATCGGCGAGCCGCGGCTTCAGGTGGCAGGAAATGATCGAGGTGTTGGTAGAGCGGCGCTTGGACGACAGACTGCGGTCAACGGCCTGGCGGGCGGTGAACCAGTCCAGCAGTTGGCCAACGGTCTGCAGGGTGCCGGCCGCGGCTGATGCCTTGGGATCGGCGGCCAGGCGCTCACGGATTTTTGGCAGGGCGCCGACCAAGCCCTTCACGGGAAGCTGGGGAAAAGCGGCGATCTTCTCCCACTTGTTGCCCGACACCAGATACCAGGTACCGCGCTCACGGTTTCGGTGGAAACGGAAATACACCCCAGGGTAGCGCGCGTCACGCAGGTCACGGACGGCGGTATTGCCGGCCTGGCGGCGAATCTCCGCATCGGTAAACGAAGTGAGCACTGTCTGGGTCATGC